GATTTCTATATCTTGTATTTTCATACCTAAGTTTAATCTATTTTTTATATAAGCGCAAGATCTTTTTTGTTTTTTTTTACGATTCTCTGCCGTCGATCATTATGCTATTGATTTCTTTTTGTGGCAGTTCTTCACCCATCGCATCGGTCCAGTACTTAGATGACACGAACCCGATAGCGGATGACTTAAGGCGACCCATTGCCGCCTTAGCTTCTAGGTATGCAAGCGAACCGCGATCTAGAAACAAGCGCTTGCCATAATTCTCATGACCGACTGGAAAGATGTGAGCTTTCGCGTAAAGTACGCAGTCCTTGTTCTTGATGATGTTTGATTTAGTCTTATTTTTCATGTTTATACTATAGCACAGATTAATGTAAAAGTCAAGGGAAAAAGTGTTTTTATTTTGTTTTTTTATATGCTCAACTTGTTGAGCATAGGAGACCAGTCGCGGCTTACCATGTCGGCTAAGCTCTCGCTTATGTCGTCTATAGAATCTATAGAGACCTCGCGCTCGCCGCCGTCTTGATCCATGCCCCATACAAAACCATTTTCGAAGTCTGTATCTACTACGACAAACCACTCACCGCGCGCAGTGAACTCAACCCCATTACCTAAACGATTTATTAATTCTTTATTTTTCATACTGTTAGTATACCACACTCTCACAGAAAACGCAAGTAAAAAAAGTATTTTTTTTTTATTTTTATTTTTTTTATTTTTTCGCTTGACAAAAATTTTTAATATTTTACTTGACAGGTTGTTGTTACGTAGTATATGTAAGAACCTTCGTAAGTCGTTGATACTCAACGAGTTACGCGGCGCGGGCGGGGCATTCGGCGTAAGTCGTTGACTGTCAACAAGTTACAGTTATTCTATAATGCTCGATAACCGCCCTCAGCGAACTTTAGAATTTTGCATAATTGCCTTTTACCACCCTCAGACAATTATAGTAATTATAACAAACACCCTACCCAGTTTCTGAAAAAAAAAATTAGATAATATTGTAAAAAGTAGAGGGGGGTGTGCGATATCAAAAAGTAAACGGCCATGCCCCCACCCCTTTTCTCGGCGCGTGGTTGGGGCCAAAGGTTTTACTATCTTTTGTTTAAAAAAAATATAGCCAGTGTAATATAAACAAATGAGTTTATCATATTCCAATCTGCCTGTATATGTGGGAGGCGCAAATTCAAGTTCTATATTAGAGCAACCTCATTATATATCTGCCATAGATGCTAATGTTTCTTTTAGTGCAAGTGCTGCGGCTAAGAGAAATTTGGGGCAAACTGTTGATTCCACTGATCAGTTTAAATTCCAGGGTCCACGGACTACTAATATATCATTTAAATTTATATTAGACACTAGTGTGGGGGTTGGTAGTAATTTTTTTAGTGATGCGAATCAATCTGCCTTCTTTCCTATTCAAATTGGCACTAATTTTTATAAAAATAGTTATTTAAGTAATTATTCTGTTTCTATTAGTCCGTTTCAACCTGTTACAGTTGCCGTTAACTTCATATCGATGAATCCTCCCAGTGGTGATGCTATAAAGCAAGACCCAAGTCCTTATGGTGGGGGCAATATTCCATTTAATTCTGATGGAGTGATATATGGATATACATGTAGCGTGGGAAATATGGATGATGTGGTTGGCAATGTTCAATCTCAAATAAATTATACAAAAGAATACACCCGCACCCCAGTTTATACTTTAGGTAGTACAAATGCTGAAACCATGCTTTTAGATGGTATAGAATCAGAAATGAGCATTACATCTACTGGATTAGAGAATTCTATTGATTATAGTGGTGATAAGCTTGCTAATAATGTTTCTGTTGGTTTACAGGATATTGATGGGACTGCTTATCCACATATAGGAACTTTAACAATGTCTGCTGGCGCTAGGGTACTTACAACCAATTATAGTGTAAATGGAGGTGACACCGTAGTCACAACAGCAGAAATAAGACAAATAGATTTATAATGAACTGGGAACTAGATTTTAGCGAAGAGATAAAAGCCAAGTGGAGCATGAAGCGCAAGCGTAAGATCGATTGCGACAATCCCAAAGGTTTTAGTCAAAAACAGTATTGTAAGAGGCAGGAGAGAGGTGGGGCTTATAAAACAAAAGCAGATGAAAAAAGAACCCCCGAAAAAAGAAAAGATGGGACAAAGCGGCCAAAGTCCGAGCATTCTGATTTATATACTGATGAAGATCCAAAAGGCACTATAAAAGGTCTTGGTTTCAAAGATGCTGAGACTGCTAGTAAGAGTGTGGCGATTATTGAGAAAGCTAAGCGTCCACATAAACATAAAGTACAAGCTACCATGGCTATGGAGCAAAGATCCAGGTTTGCAGCCAAAAATGCAAAAGATCCAGAGAAAAAGAAAAAACTCCTTGCCGCCAATAAAATATATAAAGCTTATCTAGAAAAATTGAAAAAAAGGACAAAAGAAAGAAACAAGTAGGTGTAATTATAATAAATGCCCCGAAAGAAAGCTTCCCCTTCTAAGCAGTCCACTTTTGAGTTAAGTTCAGCCTTTCACTCAATAAATTTTAAACAGCGCGATTTTAACTTTAGCGTAAAGCAGCAAAAGCTTTTAGAATCTATTCTTCAAGAAGATACAAAAATTATATTTGTTGCAGGTCCAGCAGGTTCTAGTAAGACTTATATGTCTGTATATGGCTGTTTGCAGCTAATGGCAAAAGATTTTCAAAAAGACCTACTTTACATAAGAAGTATAGCCGAAAGTGCCGATAAAGGTTTAGGTAGTCTTCCAGGAGATATATCAGACAAATTTGATCCATTTCTCATGCCATTGTACGATAAGTTGGATGAAATGGTGCATGAAGGCGATACAGCCTACATGAAACAGATAGGTCGCATATCTGCTGTACCTATAAACTTTTTAAGAGGTGCAAACTGGAACAATAGACTGATAGTGGCAGACGAAGCGCAAAACTTTACATTTAAGGAACTTACTACATTGATCACTAGAGTTGGAGAAAATACAAAGTTAGTTATATGCGGTGACTTCATGCAGAGCGATATCAATGGTAGAAGTGGATTCAAAGAGATGTTTGATTTGTTTAATTGTGAAGAATCACAAGCGCATGGTATAACTTCTTTTAAATTCACCAATAGGGACATAGTTAGAAGCAAAATATTAAAATACATTGTTTCTAAAATAGAAAATCATAAATCTGTGTAGATTATATATAACAAGGCGAACGTCTAAGCGACAGCGGCCAACAGCTTTTTACCCAGAAGAGACAACGATCTTGTTAATTTAGTGTAATAAAATAGAAAAAAAGAATTTTTATTATATAAATATATTAGCTATGAGCCATCTATTCTGCCATAATTGTGGTACTAAAATCGAGTACGCACATGCAAAGCCAAATTTTTGTGCTAGTTGTGGTCAACAATTAAATACTAGCATTGCAAGCACCATAACGTCGCCGAAGCAAAAAACAGTAGTAGAATCTGTAGATTTTGGTGAAGAAGAAACCTCTTCAACCTCTATTCCAAATATTGGTAAAATACAAGTTGAGTACTCAGCTGAAGCCAATAATACCTTTACTATAGGTTCATTAGCAGGAGAAAACACTCCCCCAAACTTTTCTAAAGCTAGGGGAAGTAAATCTGTTGATGAATTCTTAGATGAAAAAGGAAGGGGATAAAAGGACTTATGAAGATTGTTCTGACATCATAGATCAAGCCATAAAAAAACAAAAATATAAATGGCGCTTAAACGCTGTTAGATGGTTTGACTTTGATGATGTAGAACAAATTATAAAAAGCCACATTGCTAAAAAATGGCACATGTGGGATCAAAGTAGGCCATTAGAACCATGGATAGGTAGGATTATTTCTAATCAAATCCGAAACTTACTGAGAAACCACTATGGTAATTACACAAACCCTTGTCCATCATATCATTTGGATGACCATGATCAAGAAAAGTGTCCAGTTTGCTCAAAGTGGGCAAAATCAAAAAAGATAGGGTTAGAAATAAAAATACCTTTATCTCTTGAAGATTTCAGCAAAGAAGTACATAGCAAAGAAGATGATGATTTTGATTTTCAAAGGTCTTTAGAGCTACTTGATAGCAAGATGAAGGCCAGGTTATCATCAATTCATTATGTAGCTTATCGCATGCTGTATTTTGAAAAAAAGACAGAAGAAGATGTAGCTAAGTTCATGGGATATAAAATATCAGCCCAAAAAAACAAGTTAGGATATCGACAAGTTAAAAACCTAAAAAAGAAGTTCTTACAGGTGGCCATGGAAATATTAAGAGAGAGCGATATTATAAATGATGGACCTTAGCGAAGAACAAAAGCAGTTTTTAAGAGAAAATGCTGCAAAAATAACAAGCCTGATAGATTTGACTCGTCAGTGCTTTGAAGATGACAAATTAGACGGAAGATCTAAGGAGGGTAGGGCTGTACGCAAATTTTTAGTAGAAAACTCAATAAATTTCAGAACTACAGCAACTTCCAGGACTGAGGACATAGAATTAACACAACAGCAAAAAGATTTTATTTTAGAGCAAGCAGAAAGTGGTTTGTCGTCTTTGGAGATAGCTAAAATAATTTTCCCTGAAAAAAATGTAAAATCTCTTAGTAATGAACAAAGGACGGTTTTGGCTTTTATTAGAGAAGTAAATCCAGACATAATTCCTTCTCAAGACGGTGCTGCTCTCAGTTCATACATTTCACCTAAGTCTCCGAGTCGAATCATCAAAAAAATCAATGATGCTACTGGCTTGAACCTAGATGATACAAAATTGAACAGACAAAAGCAAGTTTGCGTTGAAAGATTGGGGATCAATCTGAGTAACTCAAGATTTTTAAAAATTATTAATAATTATTTAAATCAAGAAGACAGGAACCTTTTCGAGCATGAATTTATAAGACTTACTTGGGATAAACCAGATTTAACAGCAGACGAGATAAATTTGTATCTCAATGTGTGCAAGGAGGTTATAAACCTGGAGGTTGTAAGCTCACACCTGAACAAACTGAATGATATGTTTGATATCGCCGATGATCAGACAGAAATGAGCGTTAGACTTGCAGAAATCATAAAAGCTAAGTCTGGAGAGTATCATCAGTGCGAAAGCAGAATAGAGAACCTTACAAAGAAGCTCCAAGGTGACAGAGCGGAGCGAATGAAGAAAAATCAAAAAGAGAATGCATCTTTTTTGTCTATAGTTCAATTGTTTCAAGAAGAAGAGGAGAGGAAGACGATGGTTCGGATTGCAGAGATGCAAAAGCAATCAATCAAGAAAGAAGCTGAACGCTTAGAGGGTATGGCTGAATGGAAAGCTAGAGTATTAGGAATATCACAAGAAGATGTCATTTAAATGTAAAGAGTGTGGAGAAGACTTTACTTTTTTAAGAAGCTTACATGCACATATAAAAAAGCATGACATGGTTCTTGGAGACTACTACGTCAAGAATTATGCTAGGAAAGATAAGCTTACTGGAGAACTCATACAATTTAAAAACTATAAGCAGTATTTTAGCACATATTTTCTTAACAACGAAAATATGGTTAAGTGGTGCGATACTGCTAAGAAAGCGGAAGTAAAAAAATTCATTATAGATATTTTAAAAGATAGACAAAAAGAAAAGGAGCTAATAGCAGCTCCGCCCGATATTTATTTAAAGACCGCAGGTCTCCCAGACGTAGACACTTGTAAAAGACTTTTCGGTAGCTATAGCCAAGCCTGTGAAGCGGCTGGTTTAAAGCCGATGCTGTCACGGCAGCTACCAGCTGAATTTTATAATGATTTTACAGCAACCCGCATACTTATAGACACAAGAGAACAGCAACCGTTAAATTTCAAAAATAGTAGAGTTTTGAAATTAGACGTTGGAGACTACGGTGTTATGGGAGACGATTATTCATATACATTTGTAGATCGTAAGTCCTACCAGGATTTTTGCTCTACCGTTACAAACGGCTACAATAGATTCGTAAAAGAGTTAGAAAGATGTAAAAGTTTAGGCTGCTTTTTGTTTATAGTGGTTGAGACTGCCTTCGATAAGATGGAGGATGAGAATAAAAAAGGATTTAAAAAATTTAAATTGGACTATGTGTTCCATCAAATGAGAGAGATACAAGCTGAGTATTCAGATTGTTGTCAATTTGTGTTTAGTGGATCTAGAAAAGACAGTGAGTTTATAATACCTAAACTGTTAATACTAGGATCAGATCTTTGGTCAGTAGATGTTCAATATTTTTGGAATAAACATATTATAAAAGATGGCTTGGGAAACAGGAGTACAAAAGTTAAAAAGAGAGTACAAAGATATAAACCAACAGCTGGTAGAAAAAGAGGGGTTTTTGGATGAGAATGAAGCAAAGATTTTGCTTTATAAGTTCCTAAGAGAAAACCCGTCTTTCGCCACAGAGTTGTTTACTGGGGTAAAACTCTTTCCTTTTCAGCATATGGCTATAAAGGCCATGATGGAGTCTGATTACTTTTTGGGCATATGGAGCCGTGGAATGTCTAAAAGCTTCTCTACGGCTATTTTCGCGCTCTTAGACGGCATTTTAAATCAAGGAGTGCAGATAGGCATTTTATCTAAATCATTTAGACAATCTAAAATGATATTTAAGAAGATAGAAGATATTGCTAAAAGCCCTAAGGCCACATTCTTTTCTCAATGTATAACAAGGACATCTAAAATGAATGATGAATGGGTTATGGAAATAGGTAGAAGCAGTATAAGAGCTTTACCTCTTGGAGACGGTGAAAAACTTAGAGGTTTCCGTTTTCAAAGAATGATTATAGATGAGCTTTTGTTAATGCCTGAAAAAATATTTAATGAAGTGATTATGCCATTTCTATCTGTAGTTGATAATCCAACAGAGCGACAAGAAGTTTATGATTTGGAAACAGAGATGATTAAACAAGGCAAGATGACTGAGGATGAAAGAAAAATCTGGCCTAATAACAAAATTATAGGATTGTCTTCCGCTTCTTACAAATTTGAATATTTATATAAACTTTATCAGCAATATGAAAATTTAATTTTAAATAAGAACACACAAGACGGGGCGCATAGGACGATTATGCACTTTAGCTATGATTGCGCTCCAGAACAGCTATATGATCAAAACCTTATAAATCAATCACGAGCTACGATGAGCGATTCTCAGTTTGATCGAGAGTTTGGCGCTGTGTTTACAGATGATAGCTCTGGATATTTTAAAGTTAGCAAAATGGCAGAATGCACCATACCTGATGGCGAGGGTCAATCTGTTGAGGTAGTAGGTAATCATAATGATGAATATATTTTAGCTTTTGACCCATCTTGGTCAGAAAGTGAAAGCTCTGACGATTTCGCTATATTATTGCTTAAATTAAACAAAGACTTAAAGAAGGGGACTATTGTTCATAGTTACGCGATGTCTGGAGCTAACCTAAAAACACACATAAGGTACATGGCTTATCTTATGACTCATTTCAATATTGTAGCGGTAGTGGGCGACTATAATGGTGGTGTTCAGTTTATGAACTCATGCAATGAAAGCACTATATTTAAAGATCTTAATTTAAGGTTAGATACTATAGAGGCTGATCTCGATAAGGTTGGAGATTATGAAAAGAATTTAAGAAGAGTAAAAAATCAATACAATAAAAGTTCAAGAAGATATGTGTTTTTAAGAAAACCAAGCTCTCAGTGGATCAGGGCAGCTAATGAGTCCTTGCAGTCAGCTTTTGATCATAAAAAAATATTTTTTGCTGGAGCAGCCATGAATGATGATTACAATATTCAGAGAAAGTCTAGAGTTCCTATAAAAAATTTAAAATTTATAAGAAATGACTCAAATACTAGTGGCTCACCTGGAGCGAGAATGATTGACTTGGTTGAGCATCAAAAAGACATGATGGATTTAATAAAGGTCCAATGCGCTTTGATACAAGTAACAACCTCTGTTCAGGGAACTCAAAGTTTTGATTTACCGCCAAATTTAAGAAAACAAAAAGGAGCTGATAAGGCCAGGAAGGACTCTTATTCAGCTTTAGTGCTTGCTAACTGGATGATGAATGTTTTTTATGACATGGAAGCGTTCGAAGGAAATTATGGTCAACAAACTTTCACACCAATGTTTATTTCTTAACTTTTAAAAGTTGAAAGTTAACTTTGGAGTGTAATATCAATTACTGACATGGCTAAAAGAAAATATACAAAACGTTCTACCTACTGGGATAAATTTAATAAAAAAACTGAAACTTATGTGCCGATTGGTAAAAATGGAGAAGTTCAGCCTGATTTACTAGGAAATCCATTTTATACATCCGATGCATCATTTAAAGATATCTCTAAAGCCAGGAGGCAATCTAGTAGCACAAGCAGTTTTACAGGCACTAGAAAAAACAGATCCGCATTTGTAAATTTAAAAAATAGATTTTCAAGCATTGATATGGGTCTTTTGCCTTATGACTATGCTTCTGATGGCGTAGATGTAAGAGATACAATAGAACTATGCCAGAAAGCTTACGCCAATGTGGCTGTGTTTAGGAACGCAATAGATATAATGTCTGAGTTTACAAATACAGATATATATTTAGAGGGTGGCACAAAAAAAAGTAGAGAGTTTTTTAATGAATGGTTTAAGAGAATAAATATAGTATCAATCAAAGATCAGTACTTCAGAGAGTATTATAGGAGCGGGAATGTATTTTTATATAGGGTTGATGGCAGATTCAAAGCTGACGACTACGCCAGACTTATGAATCAAGTAGGGTCTATAAATCCGTCTCAAAACAAAATACCTATCAGATACATACTCCTTAATCCATATGATATAGTGGCAAAAAGAGCTACTACTTTTTCTGTAGGTGCTTATGAAAAAGTTTTATCTGAATATGAGTTAGCTAGACTACAAAACCCTCAAACAGAGGAAGATGTAGAGCTTTTCAATAGTTTAGATGCTGATACTCAAAAAGCTATTATAGATGGAGGTTACACCTCAAAAGGTCTTAAAATACAATTAGATGCTCAGAGGTTATCCTTCTCTTTCTATAAGAAGCAAGACTACGAACCATTTGCTGTACCTTTTGGGTTTCCAGTGCTGGAAGACATAAATGCAAAGATGGAGTTGAAAAAAATGGATCAAGCGATCACGAGGACAGTTGAGAATGTAATACTTCTTATCACAATGGGTGCAGATCCTGACAAGGGAGGAATAAATGCAAATAACCTTGCAGCGATGCAAAACCTATTTAAAAACGAAAGCGTTGGGAGAGTTTTAGTATCTGATTATACAACAAAAGCTGAGTTTGTAATACCTGAGTTAAATAGAGTTTTGGGTCCAGATAAGTATAAGATATTAAATGAAGATATCAAGCAAGGGTTACAAAACATAGTAGTTGGAGAAGAAAAGTATAGTTCAACACAAGTTAAAGCTCAAATATTTATTGATAGGTTAAAAGAAGCTAGAAGTGGATTTCTTAATGATTTTTTACAAAGAGAAATAAAAAGAGTATCAAAACAATTAGGTTTGAGGTCTTTTCCAGAAGTAAAAATGAAAGACATTGATATGAGAGATGAAGCTCAGTTAATGAGAGTTTCAACTCGTTTGATGGAGCTTGGTATATTGACTCCACAGCAGGGTATGGAAATGTTCCACAATGGAAGATTCCCAGAAGCAGATAAAATATCGCCAGCACAAAAAGATTTTGTTGATGAGAGAAAAGAGGGCTATTACAACCCATTAGTTGGTGGAGTTCCTATGGTAGAGGCTAATATAGGAGGTGGTCCAAAGACACCAAGAGAAGGTGGAAGGCCAGAGGGTACTACTGAAGTTCCAATTGTAAATGCTCAGTATTCCAGGAATAATATTCAAAAAACTATTTATGAAATAGATGAATTTATAAATTCAGCAAAGGCTACAATGCTAGAAAATATAAAGTCTGAGGAGCTTTCTGATAGCCAAGAGCAAATGGTTGCTGATCTTTGTGAATCTATAGTTTGCTCTGAAAGTAAAGAATCTTGGACAGAAACTATGGAATCATGTGTAAAAGATTTTAAAGAAATAGAAAATTTACAAACCTTAACTGAAGTTTTGTCAATTTCTAGTGAACATAACCTTGAATTATACCCATCAGCAATTCTTCACCATAGTAAGGAAAATTCTTAATGGATTACAAATATAAAACAACTTTTGATTGTCCAATATCTATCTGTAAAATTAGTGAGGCATCTCTGATCTCTGAGGCATCTTTAAGTAATTTAGCCCCTTTAGTACCTAAAGATATAGACTACAAAAGTAATGTTGATTTGCTAGGAGTAGCATTTAATGCTGCTGTTGTAAATAAATTTAATAGAAATGGCGATGGTATGGATACTGAAACTGCCATAGCATACACACCAAATTTCGTCCACAAACCAACTAACATCGAACATGATAAAGGAAAGGTTGTAGGACATATAGTTGATGCTGGATTCAGCTCATTTGACACAAATGAAGTATTAAGTGCAGAAGAAGTAAAAGATAAAGACACCCCATTTAATATTGCTCTGGGCGCTGTTATTTACAAATCTGTTAATAAAAATTTTACTAATTTAGTAGAAAGCTCATTAGATCCAGAAAGCAGCTCATACAAAAAAGTTTCAGCTAGTTGGGAAATCGGTTTTAGCGATTACGTTTTAGCAGTAGGAAGTGATGAATTAAAAGACGCAAAAATTATTTCAGATCCTGAAAAAATACAGGAAATGAAGGGTTTTTTGAGGAGTTATGGAGGCACTGGTAAAACGGACAAGGGTGAAAGCATATATCGTTTAATCAAAGGTAATATATATCCTTTAGGTATTGCTTATACTCTAAATCCAGCAGCTGATGTTAAAGGTCTTTACTCAGAAAAACCTGAAGTAGAGAAAGTTTTTATAAACGATAAACGTGATAATATTTCACAAAAAATTAATTTAAATGTAAACACCACAAAGGATATACACGCCATGGAAATTGAAAAAACTATTTCAGAATTAAAGGAGCTTCTTAACGAAAAGAAATTTTCTAAGGAAGCTGCCGCTTCAATGACGGAAACCTTCTCTCAAGCTATTAAAGAGCGGGATGAGCAATATCGTGCTGATCTTGAGGCGGCAAAGTCAGAAAAAGCAGCAATCGCTAAAGAATACGAGGATCTGAAAGCTTCTGTAGCTGATCTCGAAGAAAAACTTGGTGCTGCCAATGAGCGCATCACTGTTTTTGAAAACGAGAAGATGGCTGAAGAAGCAGTAGCTCGCTTTAACGAAAGAATGGATTCTCTTGATCAAACATATGATCTTGATGATCAGGACCGCGAATTTCTCGCAAATGAACTTAGATCTATCGATGAAGATGAGAAATTTTCTTCTTTCGCTAGTAAATTAGAGGTTCTTTGGAAACATAAAAATAAAGAAGCGCAAGCTGCATTTAACGAGGAAATACAGTCTCGTATCGATGATGAAGTCTCTAAAAGAGTTTCAAATGCATCTACTGAAGAGGTAGAGGTTGAGAAGGCTCTTGATGAAGCTGAAGAAGTTGATGCTGGTCTTCCAAACGTAAATGAGGCTGTTGCATCAAACGAAGAGTCATTTGCTGACAAATTCAGAGATGCTTTTAAGCGTGAAAACATTGAAATTTCATAACTAACTAACAAACAATATTAACATATCATGTCTATTAGAATTTTACCATTCAGACAATACTCTGATCATGATGTCGTGAACTTATATGCGTTGGATAACAACTCAGTTCTCGATAGCACAACGGACGTAGGCTCTGGCGATGCTGGAGTATTCGTTACGATTACAGATGGTAACTTCAACAATGATCCTGTAACTTACCAAACAAACAGTTATCTTGGTGACTCAAGCTTCCCGTTTCTTGGTACTACAGAGATGTACCCTGAAGTTAACCTTAAAGTCAACGCTGCAACATCTGGACAACAGCCTCTAGGAATTACGCTTAACCAGACAGCTAAGAACGACGAAAACGGAGAAAAACTTCTCTATAACCCAACTAAGCAAACTGAACTACAAGCGGTTCTCCCAGGTCAAGCAGTACCTATTGCTACTAAAGGTATATTTACTTTATCTTCTAGTGGTTTTGACGGAAGTGCTACTGACTATACTATTGGAGCGCCTGTTCAAATGTCTTACACAAACCCAGGAAAAGTTACTGGCGCTGTGTCAAACCATGGACATTGGACTTCAGGACACTTTGGACACGTTATTGGAACTGGTTCTAGAACCAACCAAGGACCAACAAGTGATCAGTTCTTAGGTGATTACATCGTCTTACAAATTAAATAACCTAAATTTATAGGAAGGAAAAATTTCACCATGAAAATTACTTTAAAACGCACACCAGAGCAAGTCGAGCTTGTAAAAGCTATGGCTTCTCGCAACAAAGCTGTTGCATATGAGGCACAGGTTGCACTAGCCGAGTTTATCGGACCAGTTTTGGCAGAGGTTCTTAACCAAGCCCCAACTGTAAGCAACTTGTTCCAGTCACTTCAGTTCAATGCTGATGATAATCCAAGCATTCCTTTGGATCTTTACTACAACATTTCCGATGAGGACTATGTTCAGGTATACAGCCAGAGCCACGCTGGAGGTCTTCCAACTAACCAAGTTCTTCCAACTTCATCTGAGTTGAAACTTGCTACTTATAGCCTTGATAGCGCTGTAAGTTTTGATCGTCGTTATGCTGCTAAAAGCCGCATGGACGTTGTAAGCAAGACTTTCACTCGTGTTGCACAGGAAATCTTGATTAAGCAGGAAACTACTTCAGCTACATTGCTTATGACAGCTGTAGCAAATGCTACTACAAACAGCAAAAAGCACGTTCAAACTAACCAAATTGCTGGCAAGTTTACACTCGCTGACATGAATGATCTTCTTACTCTTGCTAAGAGAATCAATACTTCATTCATCGGTGGAACACCAACAACTCGTACTAGAGGTTTAACTGATCTTATTTGTTCACCAGAGGTCGTACAAGACATCCGCTCAATGGCTTATAACGCCATTAACTCTCAGGATGCAGACGGTACTGCTCCAGGTGGTACAGATGGTCTTGCAGCCCCTGATGAACTTCGTATGGAAATGTTCCGTAACGCAGGTCTTCCTGAGTTTTACGGTCTTGGAATTATGGAGATCAATGAGCTTGGAGTAAACCAAAAGTTCAACACCTTGTTTGATACTGCTGCTGGTAGTACAACTTACACTGATGGAGGTGGGTCAATAACTTTCGACACTACAACTGACGATTTCGTCCTAGGTGTTGATCGCACAAAAGACTCATTAATCCGTGCAGTTGCTGTTGACGCTGAGAGTGGTAGTGAGTTTAATCTCATTGCTGATGACCAGTACAGCATCCGCCAGAACAAGATTGGATATTTCGGTTCTATCGACGAAGGTCGCGTAGTTCTTGATAACCGAGTACTTGTTGGAAAGATTATTGGAGCATTTAATTAATCTCTAATACGAATCCATTTTAAGAAGGTCGCCTCGAAAGGGGCGGCCTTTTTTTTATTTAATTTATTATTTTAGTGTATATAATAAATATATGAGCGAAGAAGAAAAACCATATGACGAGGTTACCACAGGACAAGAAAAGCCTGTAAAAAAAGGAATCATTGAAGAGATTCAAGAGATGAAAGAAAGAGGCGAAATAAATACCGCAGCTTATAAAGAAAAAATTAGAGAGCTTGAAGTTATTCTTGGGGTCAAAGAATTAAGCCCTTTTGGAACAAATGAGTTAGAAATATTTGAGGATAAACTTAAAACAATGAATCTAACTGATATGATGAGAATGGCCGAGAAAGCAGGTTTAAATGCGTATTTAGATAGACCAAGATTAAAAACAGCTTTACTTAAAGAGTTTAAAGCTCACACCAGAAATAATCGTCGAAACATCATCCCAAATCCTTTGAAGCAGCCTGAATTAGATCCAAATAATCCAGTTCATGCAAGCACTATTAAAATGCTGCAAGATCTAGGTATTTAGTGTAATACCTTACATGAGCGCTTTAGAAGATCTAGCTTCAGGAATTGTTGAAACAGAATTTGATGGCGATACTGGTATCGCAACAGTTTCCGCTGTAAGTGGTTGGCTGTTTGAAAACTTAGGAAGACTTAACACTCATATATATACAGACTTTAGTGGATCTAATGCCACTGGAACCTATGGTATAATTGACATAGAAGCCCAGGCTATACTGAAGGAGTTATATTTATATAATTATTATACTAAAGAAGCTAGAAATGCTTTAAGAGGTATAGTTAGCTCTAGCGTTAGTGGAGATAACATATTAGCTTTAAAAGACGGAGAAAGCTCTGTAACGTTTGTTAATCGCAATGAGGTATCAAAGGTCTATAGAGGACTTGCAAGCGATTCTATGGACAACGTAGTGCGCTTATCGGCACAATATAATATTTACCAAGCTGAGCCTAGACAATTAGGAGGAATAGATGGAAGCGGCTTGGCTGATTATGATTAAAAAAAAACCCCGTCTTTCAACGGGGTTTATTTAAAATTTACTATTTCTTTTTAAGATCTGCTAAATTCTTTTTTAGCTTAACTTTAAGTTTGATTTTTGTTGCAGCGTCTTTACCTGCGGATTCTTTTGCATAATCTTTCAAAAGTTGACCTGCGGTTTTTGCTTTTGAAGTAGGTTTACTTTTTGGCTGAGGCGCTTTCTCTTTTTTTGGCTCTTCAGTTTTATCAGTTTTAACTACTTTTTTAGGTTTAATTTTAGATTTTTCTTTCATCTTTGTAAAAACCCCTCTCCCCTTTCGGAGAGAGGGTTATTGTTAAATATTAAACAAATATCGTATGCTTACTAGCTCCACTAGCAAATAATCCAGCATCAGTATCTGATGGACCACCTACTTGTGCAGACAGTGTAAGGTCTACAGTTTGGTTTGATCCTATTGCAGATGAGAAACTTTCTGAGTCAACCTGCGCTCCTTTCAATGTCCAAACCATAGCATTTACGCTATCTTCGTCTTTAAGAGTAACAGTTGCAGTTTGAACTCCTGATTGTAAACCGTTTGCTAGGTTGTATGCAGTAGTTTCATTTACAATTGCACTTATAGACATTGTAACATTGATTGGGAAATCAACTTCACGAGCAAATGGGAATCTACTACCAAGTCTATCTAAAGGACTTCTTGAAAGAGGAAGGCTTAAAGAAACACTTTGTACGTGCGCTCCATCAGTTCCTACTAGATCTACTATAGTTTCTCCTTCAAAGTTATCTAAACTTACTGTTATATCTCCTGGACGTAAAGCTGTAAGAGCTGTTGAAGTCCCTGAATTTGGGGTTGGGAGAGCGACTCTTAAACCTAAAGGTGTACCTGCTTCTTGATCAACTGCTGGAGTTAAAAAGTTTGCACCACTAAGAGATGAGTTAACATTTGCTCCTTCCATTGTCATTGAAACAGTTGGAAGAGATCCTACTGACATATCTACTGAGTAATCAGTAACATAAGAGTTACCAATTCCAATAACTGTATCAGTACCGTTTAATGCTCCATCATTATTTACGTCTGTGCCTTCTGGGCTTGTTGCTATGTAGATGTTTTTTCCAGAGCTTCCAATCATATGTCCAGAGGCAAAGTTGACTTGTGCAACTGCCCCAGTTTTTACATAAAATCCTAAAGCTCTTTCATTTGCTCCATCTGTTAAATAATACGAAAAATCAACAGACACTGTAGGAGGGTCAAGAACTAAGGAGTCTATTCTTGCTAGATTTCCAAATTGGTTGACATCTTGTCTGTTAATTGTGTAGCTAAAGTTTGCACTTTGCACCCTTTCGATTTGCTCGTGTTTTGCTGCTGTCGCTGAGGACGCATTTTCACTTACAAATAGGGCTTCTGATTGATAAATTACTCTATTTCTGGCCATAATAAAAGATTCTTTTCTTTGTTTACAGTTTTATTGTTAAAATGTGAAATTATGTGAATCTCAATCTCATTTGCTTTATGTCAAAATCGATAAATCCAACATACATTTCGTGTGCTAGAGATTTCCTATCTCTATCTGTTAATTTTGAAGTTGTTACGCTATCAACGTAAAATTTCCTATTATCCGTGTACCCAGCTTCTGATCCTGTATAGGAGTAGCTGCCGTCTTTTAGATCTCCCAATTCTGTAATTGGGTAACCTGTCATTGGTATACTGGTTATACATTCATTTACAGAGTCCATAAATATAGATAAAACTCCGTCTAACTGATATGTATCCTCAGCTAAAATTACTGCTTTTACTTGCACTGAAGTGTTTTGTATTCCACCAAATGCAAAAGGTTCATTTGTTGAATTTGCTGTTGATATGAAAACAGCTGGAACCACATCATCATACGGTGAAATTGCACCATATGAAGCTGATGGTAACCTGGAATTAACTTTATATTTGTTTTCTACAATTAAATCATCCTCAGTATCGTTAGTTATGTAGACATTAAAATCTTTGACAGAAAACTCTCCAGTTACTGTTAAATCTTCGTCGCTCCCTGAAACTAACGCTCTGCCGTTCTCAAAATCTAGAACAACTCCGTCATCTCTTCCTGAAAAGTTACCATTTATAAAAACTCCTGTAGGTATAGTAGCTCCTGTAATAGATGAGTCAGTCACCCATGTTTTGAACGGGCTTCCGTAAGCTTTATATGTAGAGTCTAATCTAGCATCTTCATAATATGAAAACTCGCCTGTTTTATTAGAAAAAGCCTCACCTTTTGTTAGCAAAAAATTATCAAACCACATAAAAAATGAGGTTGTGACTTTATGTTGGAATTGTTCTTTCATTTACTTTTTATATTCGAGACATTCAAACTTTTTTTTATATTTCTGTAAAAATGCTGTGATATATGGGGTTGGCTTAAAAGCCCCTCCCCTTACCTTTACACGACTTTGGATAGCTCTACCAGATCTGCCCCTATTATTTTTCCTTAATAAAAAGCCTAATCCTGATATGCCGCTCTCTATACCCCGCGCCCAACTTCTACCTAAAGCCCATGGCATTGGAGTGATTGCAAATATTTGTTCAGGTGTTGGTAAGTTTATTGAATACTCTGCACCAAGTTTTTCTCCTTTTTTAAGCTCTTTCCGAAACTGTATATTGGTGTTTTCTAGTGCTTGGATTATTATATCTACTGGCTTTTCCCCAGCATCAAAACCTATGAAAGCAAAAAGATTTGTAACGCCCCTTAGAGTACCGCTAATATTAGCAGATTCTGGGCCAGCCAAAAGCTCTTGAGTTATTGGCAGCTGCAAGAACTCTTTCATCATTTGATTTTTAGTTCTTTTAAAAGCTTTTCTGACTTCTCTATTAAGATCTTTTTTTGCTACTTTAGGGACTTGTCTTTTTAAAGCTTCCCTGACCTGTAATGAAAGTCTCGCCATTATTCATCTATAGGAGTTAAAAGAAAAGTAAAAAATCTGTTGCTAGTTAATCCACGAGGAGATCCATCGCTTTTAATGGCAAACTTTCTGCCGTCAAATTCTACCCTTCTAGCCTCTCGTATATAGTTATAACCAGATTCTTTTACTACTATTTTTACGCTACCGTCTGGCAAAATAACTTTGTTTTGAGTGCCTACTTGTCCAGTACCAGCTTCATCCGCTAGGTACTCTTTTTCCATGTCTACGTAGTATATTCTAGCTTCAAAAGTATCTGAAATCATAGAGTATTCAACAGATGTGTTAGAACCTGTATTAGTTCTTCTGTAAAGGGAATTCCAATTATCAGTAGAAGCTATTAAGGTTTTTTTAGCATTTTTATATACCGTGATAGTTTGAGCGAATGTTGTATGCAAAGTATCCGCTAAACTATTAATTTTATTTATTTGATCTTGTGATAAAAACCCTGCCATGTAGACTTTTACACTTTTATTTATATAATAAGATAGGATTAAGGAATGAACGCTAAAAAAAAGTTATCCCAGGAATCAAATAGCCAAATATCATCTTTATTTAAAATGATGTTAATGATGGTTGAAGATATGAAAAAAGACCATGATTTTCACTATGATAAGCTATATGATAATATTCCAGAGGACTATCACGGAATTATAAATACAGCAAATCATTTTACAGAACAAAAGGTAGCTTGGATAAGAAAAAGAATTTTAGATTTAGGGAACGAATCGATTAGAAATTTTGATTCGGAACTAGATAATTATACAGTAAGTTTTATATTTAAATAGGAAAAAGGTATGGACGAATTTAAAGAATTATATGCATTCACTTTGGATAGAGAAGAAGAAGTGGAGAAAGAAACCACCCGCACAGATAAAAAGACTGGCGAAAAGATAACTAAGACTAAAAAGGTAAAAGAGAAAAAATCTTACCAAATTAGGATTAAAAGACCATCTAGAAGAGAGCTTGAAGAGGCTGAGCTTGAATACTCTATTGAAATGAGTAAATGCGTCAAGAAAGGTATCTTAACTAGAGCCATGCTTTACAAAAAGTATAGTGATACAGGAGGAATGTACACTGAGGACGAAGCCAGTGATTACAGCAAGATTTATAAAGATATTTTAACTGCTCAGAATGAGTATGTAAGACTTGATACTGTCGAAAAGAAGACAAAAGAACAAAAAGAAAAGTTAGAAAAGATCAAATCTGATTTAGCCGATTCTAAAAGAAAGCTTGTTGAGTTTGAATCTAATATGCACACTTTGTTTGACCATACTGCTGATACAAAAGCACAAAACAAATTGTTACTTTGGTACTCTTTGATGCTAACTCATATTCAAGGAGAGGATGATGATGAGCCTTTACCTTATTTCCAAGGTGGAAACTTTGAGGAAAAGAAAGATGATTACTTTTTAAAAGAAGATGCTGGAGATGCTTTCTATTTCGAGCTAGTAAAAAAGGTTACAACTATTTTAGCTTTCTGGTTCTTCAACCAAGCTTCTAAACCTGAGGAGTTTAACAAGCTTATAGAGGATGTCGAAAAGGGTGAAATTTGAATGAAGAATTTTACATCTCCTTAGTAGGTGAAGCTTTTGATGGTTATACAGAGTGCGATATAGAAGGAAAGCCAGTTTTTCTTAAGCACGTAAGTATAAAAGATCAAAGGTATGTACATAAGTATTTTGAAAAGTACAAACAAATAGCTTTAGACAGGGGTCTAGAAACAGAGGAGCAAAGATTAAAGTATGTTCTTGAGGAAGAAATCTGGGAGCAGAAAGATGACGAGCAAATATATTCTCTTGAAAATCAAATAGAGAATCTAAAAAGAACTGTTAAGGCTACTTTTTTACCTTCTCAAAGAGAAAATCTTCAAGAAGACATAAACAAAAAAAGAAAAGAGGTAGAGTCTTTAAGAATTAAAAGACAAGAGGTTATAGGTAAAACCGCAGAGGACTATGCGACTTCCAGGAGTGGTGATGAATTACTTAGATGTTTATTATATGATTCTGATGAATTAAAAAATAATTTTTATACAGATGAGCAGTTTGGTGATTTAGAGACTTGGGAAGTTATACAAATCAGTAAATTGCAGGACAATGTAAATCAAAGATTTGCAGACTCTATAATTCAAGAAGCTGTACTGCGGCCATTTTTTAGTATGTATCTATCTTCTTGTGAAAACATATCTCAGTTTTATGGTAAGCCAGTTATAGATTTGACAATACCTCAGCTTAAAGTAGCTACTTATGGTAGGATGTTTTTTAACATATTTCAAAATGTTCCTGATATACCAGATAACATAAAAGAAGATCCACAGAAACTATTAGCATTTTCTGATTCTTATTTCAACAAAGATAAAAATTCTGGAGGGTTAAGAGATGATGCTGATGCGAGTGCTGTATTTGGGGCAACTAAAGAAGATATGAAAACTTTGAATGCTGGACCTAATACTGTTTCTTTATCAGATGAACTTAAGAAAAGCGGTGGCCAATTAAACATGGAACAAATGATGCGATTAGCTGGGCATGATGTGTAAATATTTGTGTAATTAAACATAAAGGTTTACGGAAATATGTCGCTAAAAATACCCGCAGAATTTACTGGATTAGAGAAAAGTGCTGAAATTGCCGCTAAAAAAGCTGGCAGAAATTTAAAGATAAATTTAGGCACAAGCGCTAGGAGTGTTGAGGCATTGGCTCAACCCTTAGGTAGAATCACAGGTAAAGCTGATGAGTTCACAAAATCCATGGAGGCTGCAAACGCCCGTGTTTTGGCTTTCGGTGCATCTGTTGGAGTTTTGACTGCTGTAACTCAAGCGTTCAAAGATATAGTTACAGTTACAATCCAAGTAGAAAAACAGATGGCTAGCATAAATGCTATCTTGGGCGCATCTACTGGAGAGCTAAGTAAATTTAAAAAAGAAATATTTGATGTAGCCAGAAACACTGAGCAGTCTTTTGAAACTGTTTCGACTGCTGCGTTAGAATTAAGTCGTCAAGGTTTGAAGGCTGAAGAAGTTGTTAAAAGACTTAATGACTCTTTGATATTAAGTAGGTTGTCTGGACAGAGTGCCGCAGATGCGGTAGCTGGTTTAACATCTGCTATAAATGGTTTTAAGAAAGCTGGCATAACCAGTAGTGAAGTTGTAAACAAATTCTCTGAAGCTGCAAAAAGTGCAGCTGTATCAGAGAGAGACTTGGCTGAAGCTTTTAAGCGAGCTGGTGCTGTTGCTGGACAAGCGGGTGTTTCTTTTGATGAGCTTGTTGGTATTGTCAGTGCCGTGCAAGAAAAAACATCTAGGGGTGGTGCAGTTATTGGTAACTCCTTCAAAACAATTTTTACAAGAATACAAAGTCTTGATAAATTAAAGACGATGCAAGAACTTGGGGTTCAGGTTACTGATACCTCTGGTAATATTTTATCAGCAACACAACTTATAAAAAATCTAGCAGGGACTCTTGAGAACTTTCCTGATGCCAGAAGGCTACAGATAGCTGAGAATTTAGTTGGTAAATTTCAGGTTGCTCCTTTTATATCTATATTAGAAGATTACAACGATGAAACCTCAAAAGCTATAAAGATAACAGAAATCTCCGCTAGAGCTACAACGGCAGCTTATGAGCGTAACGAAGCGTTAAATAAAACTTTAAGTGCAGCTATAAATGAAGTGACAGTTAACCTTTCTCAATTGGGAGACATGCTTGGCAAGATAGGTGTTACTGATAGTTTAAAAAATGTCTTAGGATTCTTCAACAGTATGGTTGAAGGATTAAAAGGTTTATTAGATGAAGAAACTGGCAGTAACATAGCAAGGGGATTGGTTAAAGGAATAGGTAATGTTTTATCTGGACCTGGGTTAGCTGTTTTTGCAGCAGTTATTGGAAAGCTTACTTTAGATCTTGTTAGGTTTGGTACTGGTTCATTAAAGACTTTCTTTGGTTTAAACAGAGCCGCAAAAGAACAGGCAACCTTACAAGGTCAAATAGCCTCGACTCTTTTAGGCAATTCTGAGGTTCAAAGAGAAATTTTAAGAATTGAAAACAAACAGATATCCGCAGAACAAAAGAAGGTTGAACAAACTCAGTTTTTTACCACTGCTCTTAACGAACAGTTTGCGATAATGTCAAAAATGCAAGGCATAGCTGCCCGTGTAGCGCCTGGGGTTAGAGCTGGTACTATGAGAGGAAGAGGTGCTTTCGGTAGAGGTGCTGGAGGATATATTCCTAACTTTGCTGGAGGATCTGTAGTTGGCTCAGAACAAGCGGATATTAATCGCGGTGTTGGCGGCGCTCCTCCTTCAGCTAGACCTGTATCTATACCTAATTTTAATTTTGGTGGCGGTCAGCGTGGCACAATGGTTGCCAATACAAGTGAATTTATTGTTCCTAATTT